GAGGCCAATAAAGAAGTCACTAAGGCCGTGGTTGGTGCTAGTGTTGATTTGACAAAGGGTTTTGGTGCTGAACAGATGGCCAAAGTTGAAGCGTATACAAATGCACCATCAGGTGACGCAGTGTATGCCATGTCTACACAAAATAAAGATTTAAAAGAACAGGTGCCTGTAACAAATGTTGCAGTAAATAATACAAAAACATTCATTAATTCCGGTGGTGGTCAACAACCACAAATTATAAGTACCACAGTAATGGATGATTCTCCAATGTTAGCTACAATGTAAAATGGTTACAATAAAAACAATAGGTCAAGATACTTTTTCGTGGAATCCAAATGCCTTTAATAAGAAAGGCCATTGGTTTCTTTTGGCTGAAACTGGCAGTTATATTCGACCAGCTACAAAGAAAGAGATGTCCCAACTAGGTAAACCAAAACAGCAGGACACTATCGAATCGACCGATAAAAAGATGTCATATCAGCAGGCATCTAAGATTAGAAAGAAATCTCTCAAAGACTTAATTACTGAAAAAATAATAGAAGGCCAAGAAGGTGTGTTTTCTTCTATTCGTTCCAGTATATCAGAAAAATCTCAAGCACGATCATTAGGATTAAAAGAAAAATTCGATCCTTTAAATATTGCCAGAATGTTAACTGGTGGTTTTGGTTCTGCTTTACTTGGTGGTATGACAGGAAGAAGTAAAGAAGATATTAGTTATTTTTCTGGTAAAAAAGTAAAAGAAACTAAACAAAAACCAGCATACATTAACGAAAAATTAAACAAATCTGATGTGGGTTTATATTCTTCTATTGCAGAAGGTAATACACAGTCTATGAAAAAAGGTGATGGTATTGCTACCATATTGGCTCGCATGTATAACATGATAAAAGCTGAACAGATTAATTCTTTAAAGAGATATCAAATAGAAAAGAGTTTTAAAAAGATTCGTGAGAAAGAAAAAGAAAAACGTAATAAAGAATTGATTGAAGCAATTAAATCTTTAGGATCTTTTGTAACTGTAAAAGCTGTAGAGAAAAAACAAGAAGGTGGTGGTATTATTGACTTTATCAAAGGTCTAATCGAATCAGCAAAAAATATGTTATTGGGAGTTGTAACGAGTATATGGAATGGATTATGGTCTTTGCTTGGGCCACTATTTACGTTTGTAGGTGAAATAGCAGCTGCAATAGGATTAAAAAAGGCTTTTGATAAAATAAGAGGCATTAGAACTCCAACTGCACCAGCAGAGCCTAAACCTGCTGAGCCAAAGCCAGCTGAACCTAAGCCTGCTGAACCAAAACCAGCAGAGCCTAAGCCAGCTGAACCTAAACCAGCAGAACAAAAACCTGCTGAACCGAAACCAGAAGAACAGAAAAAGACCGAAGAAAAAACTAAAAAGACGGCAGAAAAGGCCACCAAAAAAGGCAAAGAGAAATACGAAGAAGAAAAGAAAACCACAAAGGTAGAAAAGGTTGAAGAAAAACCAAAAGCAACAAAGATATCGAAAATATTAAAAGGTGCTAAAGGTGTATTAAAGTATTTTGCTAAGCTACCTTTCATTGGTGGTATTGCTGGTGCTTTTGAACTCATGGATACAATGAAACAGGCGATTGCTGACCGTGAAGAAGGTAAGATAGATGATAAACAATTACGAGAGATTATGGTATCAAGTGCAGCACAGATAATTGCCGCTGGTGCTGGTACTTCTATGGGTGCAACGATAGGCGCAACGATTGGATCGGTTGGTGGCCCAATAGGTGCTTTCTTAGGTGGTGCAACTGGCGCAGCATTGGGTTATGTTGGTGGTAAGAAGGCAGGTAAAGCAATTAGTGAAAAACTATTTGAACATATTGCAAATTCTAGTGCTGATGTGGAACCTATGGTTACTGCCACACCAGAAGAAAATAATAAACCTGTAGAGCCCGTTTCAACAGAAACTCCAAAAGTAAATCAAACGGCACCTGCAGCCGCACCAACAACATCAGCAACACCAAAAGTTTCGGCACCTGCACCAATGGTCACACCAGTATCTTCTAGTGGTGGTACTGATACACGATTAGAATCTACAATGAGTAAGAATGCTGAAATTAAGATGGCAGCCAAACCTTCTATGAGCACAACAGTTATCGATAACTCTCAAACTATTGGTAACGGTTCTGGTGGCGGTGGTAATATTTCTGTAGAGACCACAGTTTCTACTCGAATAGATGATCCAACACTACTCAGAATTCAACGGCAGAACATGCGGCCAGTATAAAATAAAAAACCCCGCCGTAGCGGGGTCTAAACCAACTTCTGAGGAAAGGAGTTTTGGTTTAATTTTCTTCAGCTAGCTTACTGAAATAAGCCATATCATCATCTTCTTCTAAATCAGGTTCAACTTCACGCTGAACTTTCTTAGGTGCTTCTTTGATTTGTTCAACGGTTGTTTTAGCGGCAGGTACTTCACCATTTAAACCGAGAACCTTATCAAGGCGTTGTTTCAAAACATCATATGATTTGAATTCTTTATCACCAATCATCTCAGTTAGAGAGTATTGTGATTTCCAAACCTTCTCTAGTTCTTCATCATCATTCAACAAAGCCGATGGTGATTCGAACTCAGACTTATCATAATTCTGATAGCCTTCAACTTTACGAATCTTTAACTTGAAGTTGGCACCTTTCCACAAATCAAATGGATTGATTGCTTCTTCATCAGCAAACTGTGGATTCATGGCTTCAGAAATCTTATCAAAGATTTTCTTACCAAACTTAAACAAGAATACTTTACCTTCATTTTCAGGATGTTTCGGATCAGAAACAACATAAATGTTAGCGATGTAATTTAGTTTACGCTTTTGTTTACGAACAATTTCTTTATTCGCTTCGATGCCAGAATTCCACAATGCAGTATTGTGTTCACATACTGGACATTTTTGTTCCTTGGTTGTCAAGCAGTTGTCAATTAACCAACCACCAGGACCTTGGAATCCGTGTGAGAACATCTTAACCCATGGCAAACCATCTTCACCATCTTTTTCAGATGCGGGAAGAAAACGAATTGTAGCCATGCCGTTACCAGCTTTGTCTACTTCACATTTCCAAAAATTATCGGGTTTATCGGAACCTTCTGCTGTGGTATTGAGTGCCTCGATTGCTTTAGATAGTTTGTCGAGGTTGCCAGATTGGCGTTTGAGATTAGCAAAACTCATAGTATTTCCTTTCGTATAAACGGAGTATTAACGGTATATAAAAACGACTTATCCACATTATTCATTATATAATAGTATTTATCCAATGTCAAACATACATTTTCAAAATACCGAGTGTGGTTATGGTATCTGTGTGAAGTATACCAACACCACCTTCTACTCGCCATTGATCAATATTTTGTGAAGTATCATCAATCAATAGTGAATTTTGGTTTGAAAAAGCTTTCTTCAATCTTTTACCTGGCACCAGATTAACAGGAAACTCAATGTTATGCTTTTTCAGCCATTCAATTTTCTGTTCTCTAATATCAGCATCACGTTTTTCAGATGATGTTGAAGATAGAATCTCTGTAGGAATAGGCAACGACCTCAAATAGTTAATTAAGATCATGGCATCAGGCATCAAGTCTAGTGTTGCAAATTGCCTGTCAGCAATAAACATGGTGAAAAACTTATCAAAAGTTTTATATGTGTCTGCCTCTTTTGGTTCAATCTTATACAATTCTTTGTATCGTTTATTGAAGTCAGCAATCACACCATCCATGTCGAGATAGATTTTTGTGATTTTTACTTTATGCATATTCTTTTATCTTTTCTTTCAAAATTTGTTTGAACTTTACTTTATCATAAGAAAGAAATGGTTTGTATTTCTCACACTTTCTTTTAAAGTTAGGCCAAACAAGATCATCATATATTTCTTTTTCCCACATGGGAAAGAAGTTCATCAAATCATTTAGAATTATTAATGTTTCTAGTGCAATATCTTTTTGTTGAACACACTGCATTAGAAGTGGAAACTCATTGTTTCTCACAATCAATAAATCATTTGGATTATCAACTCTATCTAACAGTTTAATTATATCATTTTCAAAGGTATAAGTCAAGCTTTGAGTTCTTTTCTGCCACTTTTTGTAGTTGTCCTCGGATTCTGGTCCTAGAATATCACCAACCCATTGAATATCTTCTACCATAAAATTGGCAATATAGTAATCTCGTAATTCTGTCAATCCAAATTTACGTGATAGTCGATAGAATGAATACTTGTCTTTTCTGGTAGAGAATGTTGTCTTGGTAACATTTGTCTTGCCATTATATTTGACATAATCATAACTATCAGAAGTGAAATGCAGTTTCAAAGCATGAAACATTGCAAATGCAGCAAAGCCAGAATTCTCAATCATAACGAAAACGGAAACTCCCTAATCCAGGTGGTTACAATGTATTTGTGTCCTTTGATTACAGGTTCACCAGCGTGCATCGTGTTTGCATTGTCTGATTTATTTTTGTAATCATAACGAAAGTATAACATACTTCCTTTTTGTGGTTCAACCGATAGATTTAGTTTATTAAAAGTGGTGTGGCCACCTTCTTCCACATCATTGAGATACACTATGACCGTACCAACTCGATTACCAATATCTTTAACGATGTCATGGTATGTTGGTATCACATCTTCAAAATAATCCCAATGTGG